GGATTTTATTGGTTGAATGGATAAGCTAACTCCAAAGTAGAAAGCAAAGGTGAGGATATGAAATTTGATAGAAAGAGTTTTTCTAATAATGCAGATTCCATCTGCCGAAAACTGTTGCCAGAATCTCATAGGCAGGTACTTGATGGAAGGGACGTTGTTGATGGGAAGATAGAATACAATGCAGATGGAAAAGAATGGTATCTTTATCCGGTGCTGCCAGAATGGTGTATTGAATGATTGGATCGAGGTGAGAGAAAGTGGCTGCCAGGCTGACAGATAAACAGAAAAAAGAAATAATTGCTGATTATGCTGAATCCGGCAGCTACAGATCTACTGCAAAGAAATTTGGCGTGTCTGCAATGACTGTAAGGGCGGTGTGTACAGATAATCCAGAAACTGTACAGAAGTGTACACAAAAAAGAGAGCAGAACA